CAAAGCCTTTGAAAATCATGTCGCCTCCAATGCCAGGATGTAGTCCTTGAGGGATTCGATGATTTCGTCCCAGTCCTCGTCTTGCACCATCATGAAAGGCCGGGCCGGGATGTCGCCCCAGGGCACCGGCACGGTGCGGATGTGGCCGGAAACGGTCACCGTCTTGTCGCCGATTTTCCGGACATGGGCTTTCACCCGGGCCGCCACGGTGCCGAATTCTCCCTTGCGCGCCCCGAACTGCTGCACCGCCGCATAGGGCGCGTTGGCCGTCAGTTCCACCTTTGTGGCGCTTGCGGTGTAGGCGATGCGCTTCAAGGCGCCGGTGCGCTGCAGAATTTTCCCCGGCCACTTGCCTTTTTTCTTCCGCTGCTCAATGGTTGCCGGACTTAAATGCGCCCAGCGCGTGGGCCGGCCCTGTTTTTCAAAGTTTTCCAAAATCGATGACTGCACGATCTCTCCGATGAGCCCCATCGCCGGCTCTAAGTTGCGCACCCGGTTTTGGATCTCGGCCAGGAGTTTTTTGACCGGTTCGTCTTCGATTTCGACCGTGATCTCTACGCCGGCCACGGAGCTTCCTCCACTTGGACCCTGGAACCCTCGGCCCCTTGACCCCTTTTATTTTCAGTCATAAAGCGCCCCCAGCCGCTGCTTCAAAAGCCCGTCGAGGTCCAGGGGCTTGTCCCATCCCGGATCCGGCATCAGCGGCCGGGCCGGGAGTTTTTCTCCGGTCACCGGGTCTTCGGGCTCGATCAGCGCCCCCGTGGGGTCCGCGGTCTCTTCCGTGTAGCCTCTCCGTTCCATCTCCCGGCGCGACAGGGTCTGCACCGTGCACCGGCAGTTGTAGCCGTTGGGCGGATACCAGGTGTCCCAGAAGGGATGATCGTTTCGAAACACCTTGCCGTGCAGGGCCGCGTGCTCGGGCCGGGTGGACGGATCCATCACCGCCACGTACCGCCAGTACGGCCGGGCGGCGACCACCGCCGGGTTTGTCATCTGCCGCAGTCGGCCGGCCTGGTAGGCGCTCTGCAGGTTCGTCCTAAAAATCGTCTCGATCCGGTAGGGTGCGAGCTTGTCCCACCCGTGCCGCTCGAAGATGCCGTCCACGGCGGCCTTGAAAGCTTTCAAGGTCATCCCCTTTTCGATGGCCTTGACGATCTCACCCTTGACCGCGTTCAAGATGCCCGCATGGGTGATCCCGGAGATGGTGAAGGCCCGGGCGGTAAAGTATTCCAGGGCGTCTTTGAAGGGTGTTCCCGGGCCCCATTGGGCTTCGATGAAAGAAGGGGTCGAGGGGTGGCGGCCCCCCGTGGCCGCCCGATACCCTGGGTGCCGGCGGCGGGATGTGAAATCCCGCCCTACGTCTGCCGTGGCGATGGAGGCTTCGCCGATTTCCGCCGCCGCCGCCATTGCATCGGATATAGCGTTTGCAAGGGCCTCCCGGTCCAGGTCTCCGTAAAGCGCCTTGATCCGGTCCTTGGCGTCGGCCAGGCTCACGGCCTGGTCCAGGGCCGCCTTGACCCGGTCTTTGATGCCGTCGAAATGCGGCAGGGCTTTCCGGATGGCCGCATCCGCCAGGGCGTCGACCCTGGCCTGTGCCTGTTTCTCGTCCTTGAGATCTTCGACTTCGGCAAATGCGGCGGTAAACGGCGGCGCTGCGTCCGGTCCGGGTGCGCTTTTCCGCCCCTCCACCAGCTCTTCTCCTTCCTCAGGCTCGCCCACGGCGTAGGTCTCGTAGAAGTAGCGCTTGGTCATGGGCAGCCCGATATCCACGGCCAGGATCTTGTCGCGTTCGGCCAGGGGCTTGAGATCCTTTTCCTCGTCGGTGCGGATCCACATCTGCGGATAGCCCGCCCCGGCGAAATTTAAATCCACGATCCACTTCACCAGGGTCTCGTTGAGACACTCGCACAAGAGATCCGCGTCGGCCTTGAGGATGTCGCCGCGCACCGCGTCATGGGTCTTGGAGGCGGCGTAGGAACCTTCCCCCTTCACCTCCGTGGTCAGGGTCTGACCCAGGACGGCCTTGGAGATCTGCCGGTCCATGTAGTCGCACAACGTCTCGTAGGTGACCTTTCCGGATCGCGTGGCCTCCAGCAGATCAATGGCCATCGTGTCCGGGATCTTCACGCCCGTCTCCGTGTGGATGGCTTCGATGGCGTCCAAAAGCGCCTGCTGTTGTTCTTTCGGCGTCCCCGGCGGGTACTTGCCCACTGTCGTGGGCATCCCGAATTTCTCAAGGAAAACGAGCCAGAACTTGATCCCGTGTTTCTTGAACCACACGGGCCACCACAGTTTTTGCCCCAGCCCACGGCCGTAGGGGTTGTCGGACGATCCATAGGTGAAGACGATGAATTTTTTATCCGGAACCGGCTCTCCGTCGATCATGGATTGTGGGGTAAGGAGCCGCAGGTTGCGGTCGTAATCGAAGGCGAACCGCCGCGGATGCTTGGCCCGGATCTTCCCCGGGACCAACAGGTTGTCCCGCACTTCCCACAGCACTTCGGCCGTGTAAAACCCGTAGAGGATCGCCTGCAAAATCTCCTGCCGGAACTGGTCGAAGTTGGTTCCGGCAAGAATCTCCTTCACCGCGTCGGCGATCTCTTTGGCCCTTGCAGAGTCGTCCGCCGGAAGGACTTCCCACTCCTTTCCCACCACGGCGAGATACCGGGTCTGGAGGACCGATCCGGCATGCGGGTCCCGGTCCACCTCGTCGTAGAGCTTCAGGCCCTTGCCGGCCGCCTCGGTGCGCAGCGTCGGGTCCGGGTTTTCCAGCCGCTTGATGTACCCGGAAAAGATGTCGAGGTCTTTTTCCGCGGTGGCGATTTCGTCTTTGAGGACCTTCTGGTTTTCCGCCATATCAGCTTCCTCCACTTGAACCCTCGACCCCTTGGACCCTTGGACCCTTCATCCCGTCATCCCGTCATCCCCTCAAAAAATTGGAAAGCCTCGTAAACGCCCGTTTCACGCCCGTGGCCTCGTGCTCGATCTCGCCGGCCCCCTGGAGCAGGCTCACCGCCCCTTCCAGGGCGTCCGGCCCGTCGTCGTTCACGTTCTTGTCCAGGATGTAAATGAGCTGCTCGACCAATAAATCCTGGTCGCTGTGCCCCTTGATGAACCGGAGTTTGCCGAACTCAATCAAAGGCGAGAGCGTATTGATGATCCGGCCTTCTTTTTGCGTGGAATGATGCACCTCCACGATGGGCAGATACTTTTTCCGGTCGACGGCGGCCCGGTTGAAGGTCTCTCTCAAGAAATCCTCCAGCATGTTGGTTTCGATTCCCAGGGTGCCGCCGTATTCGCCGTTGATTCGATAGCAGGCCTCGATCATGGCGTTCACCGTGGCGTGTCGGATCCAGGCATGGGCGACATCAAAGCGCATGGTCTCCGGGTCCAGGGCCACGGTGACGATGGCCTTGTAATCGTTTGCCATCCCGGATTTTGCAGATGGATCGAGAAAAGACGCAAAGCGCCAGGCCTTGGGCGAGACGATCTCGATGAAGACGAACCACTCTTCCCGAAAAGGGGATTCGTCGGCCCCCACCCGGTTGAGCATCTCCGCGTTGAAATTCACCGTCCCCATCTGGCGGCGCTTCTTCTCCAGGCGTTCCTTGCTCCACACCTCGGGCCACAGCGGCTCCCCGTCGTCCTTGATCGCCGCATAGATCCGGGAAACATAGACGGGCCCGTCCTCGTCTTTTTCCGCGATGAACTGCGCCAGGATCGATTTGGGCGAAAAGATGTTCCCGATCATGGTGAAGGAATACCCTTCGCCCATCGAGCCCAGGACCGCCTTTTGCAGCCAGTCCTTGCCTTGTTTTACCAGGCGCGGGTTGCGCACGTTGGTGTCGTTTTCAAAGTCGTCCACCACGGCCCGGTCCGGCCGCCACTGGAGGTTTTTGACACCCCGCAGCTTTTCCCCCCGGCCCCGGGCCAACACCCGGATCCCGTTTTTCGTGGTGAAATCGTTTTCCGACCACTTGCGGCCGCGAAACGTCCCGAAGTCATGGCGCAAACGCACGTTGTCTTCCAGCTCCAGCCGGATGGGAAGCGCAAAGCCCGTGGCCTGGTCGTTGGTATCCGAGACGATCAAGATGAAGTGCCGGGCGGCATAGCAGATGTCGTGGATCGGCACGCCGAAGGTGAAAAACGTGGACTTGGCGTGCTCCCGGGGCGCGGCGACAAAGACGGCCTCGTCTTTGATGTCGGCCAGGTCCGACCATTCGTCGTGGAACTCCCCGAATTCGGCGTGAAAATAATGGGGCAGATACGTTTCGAAAAAAAACAGCCGGTCCCACCGGGCCCGCTCGATGCGGGCGCGCTGTTTTTCCGGGGTATCCCCTGCAAAGGGGGACACCGAGGCCTTGATCCACTCGGAAAGCTGCTCCGCCCACAGGTCGAAGCGATACTCGGTGAGCTTAGGCCGCCGCTTCATGGGCCTCCTTGAACCGCTGCGCGATGACGTCAAAGTGTTCGGCCAATATCTTCAGGCCCTCCGGATCGATCTCTTTGAGGACCTTGGCGATGAATTCCATGTCCTCCAAGAAGATCCGGGGCCGGTCGACGTCGGCGGTGCTTTCCTTTTTGGCCGCCGTCCGGGCCGAGACGGATTCCAGCCGCACCGCCGCATAGATGTCCTGGGGATCCAGGCTCGAAAGCGCCTTTTCGATGAGGGCCTTTCGAAGCTTGACGGTGTTTTCCCGGATGTTGGAAAAGGACTTCCGGTATTCTTTTTTCCGCTGGGCCCAGTCGCCGTCGGCCGCCCAGCGCTTGAGCTGGGATTCGGAAACCCC